ACGTGCCCATGCACCGCTTTCTGGCGATTATGGCGGTGACCGAGCGCGTCGATATTCTGGATGCATTGCTGCGCCGGATCGGTGTTGCCTGCCTGTTTGGCGAGGAAATCAACACCGCGCGGCTTGGCCATCTGCAGCGCAGCCTGGCCGAACTCAAGGCAGAAATTCGGGCCATCGAAAAATCGACAAATCCAATCAAGCGGGGCGGTAAATGAAGCACTACCATCACTTTGGGGAAACAAAGACCTGGTATAGCGCCGCGGAGCTTGCCGATCTGTCGCTTCCCGGCCTGCCGAAGGACAAGCGCAAGGTCAATGAACGGGCCAGGGACGAGCGCTGGGCGCTGGCGGTCGACGAAAAGGGCATGCCGCTGATGCGGCGGCGTAGCGGCCGCGGCGGCGGCACCGAATATCATATCCGGGTGCTCCCGCAATCGGCCAGGACCGAGCTGATCAAGCGCGGCGTTGCTGACAACGGGCAGGATTGTGGTCAGGGGCAGGATGGCCAGAGCCAGCTTTGGAGCTGGTACGATTCGCAAAATGACACGGTCAAAACCGAAGCGCTTCGGCGGCTGGCGGTGATTGACCAGGTCGAGGCGCTCGAACTGGCCGGGCTGACGCGCAGCGCGGCGGTACCGGCAGCTGCAGACCATCACAGGATCGGCGCATCGACGCTATGGGCATGGCTCAGCGATGTTGAGGGCATTGCCCATGATGACCGCCTGCCGGTACTCGCGCCCAGGCGCAAGGGCGGCGGCAAAGAAGCCCAGATCGACCCCGATATCTGGCAATATTTCAAGTCCGACTATCTGCGGCCGGAAAAGCCGACGCTGACCAGCTGCTACTACCGGGCCAAGGAAATTGCCGACGCTCGGGGAATCGCGATTCCTATCCAGAAGACTTTTGCCCGCAAGCTGAAGCGCGAGGTTGATGTTCGGGTGATCATGCTGAAGCGCGACGGCGAGGAGGCACTGCGGCAGTCCATGCCGGCGCAGAGACGCTCCGTCGCGGACCTGCATGCACTGGAAATGGTCAATATCGACGGCCACAAGTTCGACGTATTTGCCAAGGGACCGGACGGCAAGGTGTTCCGCCCGCTGATGGTCGCCATTCAGGACATTTACAGCCGCAAGATACTCAGCTGGCGCATCGGTGGCAGCGAAAGCGCGGTGCAAACCCGGCTGACCTTCGCCGATCTGTTCCGTGATTATGGCATTCCCAAGGCCTGCGTGCTCGACAATGGCCGGGCCTTTGCCTCAAAATGGATCACGGGCGGCGCGAAATCACGTTTCCGTTTCAAGATCCGCGAGGAAGAGCCGACCGGCATCCTGACCGCGCTCGGCATCAAGATCCACTGGGCCTTGCCTTATCGCGGGCAATCGAAGCCGATTGAGAGGGGGTTCAGAGATCTTTGCGATACGATTGCTAAGCATCCATCCCTGGCGGGCTGCTACACCGGCAACAATGTCGACGCGAAACCGGAAAATTACGGTGATCGCGCCGTCGATATTGAGACATTCAAGCGGATCGCCGAGAAGGGAATCGCAGCCCATAATTTGCGCCCCGGTCGTCGGACAGAAATGGCCAATGGCAGGTGCTTTGACGATGTTTTTTCCGAAAGCTATGCGGTTTCGCCGATCGGCAAGGCCACGCCCGAGCAGCTGCGCATGGCGCTGCTTGCCGCCGATCAGAAAAAGGTCGATCGCCGCACCGGCGTAATCGAACTTTATGGCAACCGCTACTGGTCAGCGGCGATGTCCGGTCTGCACGGCCGAACGGTCACCATCCGGTTCGATCCGGACGATGTTCACCAGCCCCTGCATGTTTACGATACCGCGGGCGCCTATCTGGGCAGCGCCGATCTGATCGCGGATACCGGCTTTGCCGACGCGGCATCGGCCAAGAAGCGGGCCAAGGATGAGGCGACTTACCGCAAGACCGTCCGCGCCGCTGCCGAAATGGAAAATCTTCTCCGCGCCGACCAGATCGCCGCGATGCTGCCCGATTATGACGACGAAAAGACGCTGCCAGCGCCGAGCGTGATCCGCCCGGTGCGGCATCGCGGCCAGACGGCGGCGGCTCTGAAAGCAGACGAGCATACCGACACCCAAACTCAGGAAATCTTTTCGGCCATCGGGAAACTCCGGCTGGTCGAGTGATTGCGCAAGAAGGAACGAGTGAATGATTAATCCGAGTAACGTTACGATCGATACCGAAGAACAACGTCTTTGGCTGATAGACCATAAAGCGAGCACCGGGATGAGCTGGTCCCAGCTCGAAAAGCCGATCGATGTGAACGGCAAGACGCTGGGCCTGTTCAGCGGCGGCAAATATGCGGGCGACAATCAGCGGATCGCTGACTGCATTTTTCGCTATCGTCAAAATCTCTCAGCCCAGGCACAGATCAAGATCGAAGCGCCGGACATTCCACCCTATTTCGAAACCCGGACGTCGCAGGAAATCCAGCACATTCTGGCCTGGGCACACCGCGGCCGGATGACGCTGTTTGCAGGCGGTCCCGGTACCAGCAAGACGATCACCGCCAACGAATATCGCGAGCGGGTTTCGAATGCCTGGATCGTCACCATGTGCCCGTCGATCAAAACGGTGCAGACAATGACGCTGAAGGTGCTGCGGGCCATGGGCGACACCAGTGCGCGGATCAATTATCTGCTTTCCTCCTATGTTCGGGGAAAGTTCAAGGATCGCCAGGGCGTCCTGATCATTGACGAGGCGCAGCATCTCAATGTCGAGCTGATAGAAGAACTGCGCAACTGGCACGACGAGACCGGTGTCGGCCTCGCGTTCCTCGGCAACGAGCAGATTGTCGCGCGGATGGAAGGCGGATCCCGGCAGGCTGAATTTGCCCAGCTCTACAGCCGGGTCAGCCTGCGCCTGATCCGTCCGATACCGCTGAAAGAAGATATCGAAGCACTCGCAGATGCCTGGCAGATCCAGGACGAAGAGGTTTTCGCCTTCATCCTGCGCATAGGGCGGAAACCGGGCGGGATGCGCAGCTGCACCTTCACGCTCGAGCTCGCCAAGATGATCGCGGAGTCGCAGAGCGCAGAACTGAGCCTCGCCCATGTGACCGCCGCCTGGAACCAATTGTCCACTCGCCCCATCGCTGCCTGAAGGAGATCATCATGTATCAACCTGCAAAAATCACATTTTCCTATCGCCACGCCGCTCCGGTACCGCCCTTTCGGCTTGGCGCAGAGGTCCCGCGCGTCCGTGTGTTGGCCACCGATGTCGCTGGCCACGTCGCGCGCCGCTGCGGCATTCCCGCCACCGATCTATTCGGTCGATCGACCAGCCCGAAAATCGGTCGCTTCAAGCACCTGACCGCCTTTTGTGTCCACAAATTGCGGCCAGAAATGTCTTATACCGAAATCGGTCTGCGGCTGGGCGGCAAGGATCATTCGACGATCAGCCATTCATTGCACATGGCGATCGTGCTGCGCATGAAAGACCGGGACTTTTACGAACTGTCCGAAGCGGTGCTTGACCATTTCCGGAGCCGGTCATGAACGCGCCCGCACGGGCCGCGACCTTTGACCGGTCGAAGCAAGCCCGCAATTCGATGATTGGCAAGATCCATGTCGCGCGCAAGCAGCTGAATATGGTAGAAGACGATTATCGCCAGCTGATGCTCGACACCACTGGCCAGATCAGCCTGACCACCTGCACCGATGCGCAGTTGGAGCGGCTCATCGGCGCGCTGAAGAGCAAGGGCTTCAAGCCGACCAAGGTCTTCCGCCAGGCAGACCATCCCGTCGCTCGCAAGGCGCGCGCGCTGTGGATCTCGCTCTACCATCTGAACGCCGTCAAAAACCCCTCTGAAAACGCGCTGGAAGCCTTCGCAAAGCGCCAGCTTGGCGTGAAGAAACTGCAATGGGCCGATCAGGGACAGGGATACAAGCTGATCGAGGCGCTGAAAGCGATCGCAGAGCGCCACGGCTGGTCGCAGGAAGCGAGCAAGGCGAGAGCGGACCATCAGGTTCATATCCTGCAGCGGTGCCTGTGTGAGGCGATCCGGGCCAAGCTGGAGGCCAAGGGCCTGTGCCCGCATGACTGGACGCTGGATCAGACCGCATTCCGGCTGTCCGGCCAGACCCTGTCCACCATTCCAACCGTTGAAGAACTTTCGTTGCTGGCCAAGGCGCTGGGCAACAAATTGAGGGAGAGCAAGTGATGATGAAACGCACACAAAAGCAGTTTTCTTCGAAGCCGGAGTCGCTGGAATTCAACTCGCTGCCGGTCGTGAACGATTTCCATGCCGACGCTCACCGCCGCCGCTGGCAGCTGTTTCTTTTCGGCACCGGCGTCGCGTTCATTCTGGGTCTGATGATCGGCCGGCTCGTCTGAACCGATGACTGTACCCGCGATCTCCAACCATGCGCTTTTGCGGTTCATCGAACGGGCCGATGGCGCTGCTTTGGAGATTTTGCGCGCGGCACTTTCAGAGAAGCTGGCCTGCGCAGGCGCGGCGGCCGCAGAAATTTCCGCGACCGAATATCTGATCGTTGTCGATGGATTGACCTATGTTGTTCGCAATCAGGTGGTGACGACCGTCTTGCAGCGACGCTCGCCCGGTCATGATGCCCACGCTCTGCGTCGGCGGCGTCGCTGATGCGTTTGCCTGGCGTTCTTTCCGAAATCGCCGATGTAGCGGGCGAGAATGCCGCGATCGCGATCGCGCAGGCGCGCGGCGGGACGCAGGTTTATTTCCCGCCCGTACCCGCCGACGATCACTGGATATGCCGGTTGATCGGCAAGGATGCCGCCTACCGCGTCTGTGATCAGCTGACCGCTGGCGTTGGCCCGCGCCGTGTTGATATGCCCCTGGGGCCAACCGGAAATGTCGCGGATATGGCAAAAAAGCGGGCAATTGTGGACCGGATGATTTTGGCGGGACGATCAGAACGTGACATCGCGCTTTCCACCGGATACACCACGCGGCAAGTCCGCCGCCGCAAGGCCAATCTGCGCGATGATGATCAACTGACCATGTTTTAAGCGCATCCCGGACCGTTGTCCGGGGCGCGAGTGGGCCATAGCTTGCCCATAGATCGCTGCCATGACCGAGCAGCAACCGATATCCGAAATCCTAGTCGAAGGCTATAGCCAGCGCTTTGTTGACGCGGTCCGGGACGTTCTTGGTATCGAAGGCGGCCATGTCAATGATCCGCTGGATAGCGGCGGTGAAACCTCCATGGGCATTTCGCTGCGCTTCCTGGTTGCCGCTGGCGCAATTGATGGGGACTGCGATGGCTTTGCCGATTTTGATCTCGATATGGACGGCGACATCGATGGCGCCGATATCCGACTGCTGACAAAAGGCGATGCAGTCTATCTCTACCACAAACATTTCTGGCAAGCTTACGACTGCGATTCCCTGCGCAAGCCGCTTGGCGAGGCGCTGTTTGACCAGGCAATCAATGGCGGCGGCCATGCCGCAAAAACCATGCTGCAAAAGGCGATCAATGCGCTCAATCCATCGAAGATAGCTGTCGACGGGAAGATCGGTCCACTGACCCGCGCCGTGCTGGAGGCGACGATCGCGCGTGAGGGCATCGATACGGTGCTCAAGCGATATCGCGAGCAGGTGAAAATGCGTTACCGCGAGATTGTTCGCCGTAATCCATCGCAGAAACGATTCCTGAATG